AAACTTTAAAGGACAGTTTAAAGCAAGAATACTCTATAAACTTAACGGTTGATGGAGATGTTAAATACTGTGCTGGTTGCATTATAGAACTAGATGACAGTTTTGGTAGATTTGCTGGACGATATGTAATTGATAAAGTTACACACAATATCGATGGAGACTACACATGTGATATTGAAGCTTTTAAAGTTGGAGCTAGACAAAATGCAGAAGAGAGAGCAAAAGCAATTGATAAAGCTAAGAGAGATAAGGCAGAGAAAGAAAAGGCTAAAACTGCAAATACAAGAAAAAAAGAAAGAGAAACAAAAAAAGCAAATAAGATTAAAAATAAAAAAGGTGGTGAGTAAGAATGCTGGATATCTTGAAGCAAGGGGAAGTAAATGATATAGACATAGCAAATGGTAAAGCAAGAGTTATGTTTCCAGACAGGGATAATAAGATAAGTGATTGGTTAAATATCTTGGTCCCATTCTCAGAATCACATTCAGATAATTATCATCTTGAGATAGGGCAAACAGTTATAGTTCTATCATTACCTGATATGATGGAACAAGGCTATATTTTAGGCTGTCCTATGAGGTCTTCAGACATTTCTGAAGGAGAAGTAAAAAGGACTTTTTCAGATGGTGGTTTTTATTCTTACAAAGATGGAGTTTTAACCCTATCTCCTATCACTAAAGTAGTTATTACAGCAGATGTTGAGTTAAAAAAGACATTAACTGTAGATGGAGATACCACTTTTAAAGCCAATACTAATACTAAAGGTACTGCTATGTTAGATGGCATTAACCTTAACACGCATACCCACTCAGGAATACAGCCTGGAAACAGTAAGACAGGAGGTCCATCATGATAGGAAGTTTGGGAGACATAATTTTTTATGCTAGTGACTTAAATGTTTTTTCTTTAAAGAAGGAATTATCGAGAAGTAGAAAAGCCAAAATTACTCAACATGAGCCAATTTATGGCATTGGTAAAGTAAGACAGCAAGGTAGAGAGCTGATGGAAGTTAGCTTATCTATAGAATTAATAGCAGGACTTACTAAAGCCCCTAGTTTACATCTGCAGATGTTAAAAGACTTTATGGAGTTGGGAAGATACGCCCCATTAATACTTGGATATCATGTAATAGGAGAGTTTCCATTTTTGATAACTGGGATAGACGAAACACTATCACATTTTAATGCTGCAACAGGAGAGTTTGACTATATTAACTTAGATATAACTTTACTGGAGTATGTAGACGACCCTTTACAGTATCAAAAAAAGATAGAGTACAGACAAACTGCTAAGACTATTCTTGGAGTTGAGTATGAGGACACTGTAAAAAATCTGCAAAAGAAGGTGTTTAAATTATGATATTTTCTATAAATTCTAAAGATGAAATAAACTATAACCCTCAAAATGAGATAGAAGATGTAGTAAGAAATGTACATATGATACTAAGAGTTACAAAGGAAGAACAGCCTCTAATGAGAGATTTTTCTTTGGATAGTGATATGGTAGATAAAAACATTCCTGTAATTAAAAATAAACTTATAGGCTTACTAATGACCAATTTAAAGAAGTACGAACCAAGGGCACTGCTTAAAAATTTAGATTTAAAGTTGGAAACTAACGACTTGGAAATAATGCTGGAAATAGAGGTGATTATATGAACGAAGATACTTATGAAATTATCGAAGCTAATGCTGAAGAACTAAGACAGCAAATGCAGGAAAAGTTCGAAGAGTTAAGTGGAAGAAAAATCTCTAAACACTCTCCAGAAGGGCTTATCTTTGCCAGTGTTGCATACCTAATAGCTATGAGAGAAGAAAACTATAATGATAATCTAAAGCAGAATTACTTAAAATATGCTAGAGACTACAGATTAGATTTACTGGGAGATAGGTATGGAGATAGAGGATTAAGACTAGAAGAGCAATATGCTAAAGCTACTTTTAGATTCCATATCATATCTGCTAAACAAAAGAAAATAGTTATCCCAAAAGGAAGCTTAATCAGGTATAATGACCTTTATTTTGAGACAAATGAAGAGTATTCTATTGCAGAAAATACTTTGTTTGTGGACGGAATTGCAACCTGTAAAACACCAGGAACAATAGGAAATAATATTCCTGTTGGACACATCAATACAATGGTTGACTTATATCCTTACTTTTCTAAAGTAGAAAATATCACTATTTCAAATGGTGGTACAGACTTGGAAGAAGACGAGGTCTATAGAGAGAGATTAAGACTTGTACCTGACTCGTTTTCTGTTGCAGGGTCAGTTGGGGCTTATGTATTTTGGACTTTATCGACATCTCCAGAGATAGTTGATGTTACTGTTAAGAGTCCAAACCCTTGCGAAGTTGATATCTATGTACTTACAAAAGATGGGGTTCCTTCTGAGGAGTTGAGAAACCAAGTTTTAAAGGTTGTAAATTCTGATGAAATAAGACCTTTGACAGATAAGGTTACTATAAAAAGTCCTGAAGTTGTAGATTACAAAGTTGAATTTGATTATTACATAAATAAAGCTGATGAAATCAATATTAACTCAATAAAAGATAAGGTACAAACAGCAGTAAATGAGTATGTAGAATGGCAAAAAAATAAATTAGGTAGAGATATTATTCCAGATGAACTTATCAAAAGATTAAAGCTTGCAGGAGTAAAGAGAACTGTTATAACATCTCCAGCTTACAAAAAGCTAGAACCTCATCAGTTTGCTAAGTGTAATGCTAGTGTAGTAGTCAATTATCTAGGAGTTGAAGACATATGATATTAATAGATGACTTGAAATTAACAGACATTGCTGCAGTATCTACTTTAGATGATGCTACAACCAAATGGATATATGAGTCTATAGACTTCGTCTTGAGAGGTAGAAACTCTATCATAAACAGTGAGTTAAAAAAGCTAGAAATGATAGATTTGATGAATGAGCAAGAGATTAATATGCTCTTATGGGAATACTCTATCTACACTAAAAATGCAACTCTTGAAGAAAAGAAAAAGATAGTTAAAAGGGCTATATTTTCTAAAATTAATGCAGGTACAACTAAGGTATTAAAAGATGTGTGTGGACTACTGTATAAAGGTTTTGATGTAAAAGAATGGACAGACTATAATGGTAAACCTGGGACTTTTAGAATCTATACGGATAAGAAAATAACAGACCCTAGTGAGTATAGAGAGTTGATGGAAAACATAGAAGCTAATAAGAATGTTAGAAGCCATTTAGACTATATAGAGCTGAAGCAGATAAACACATCTAAATACTACATATCTGGTTTTAAAGAAGTAACATTATTAGCAACTAAGGAAAATAAAAAGAAAGACTTTACTGTAAATAGCAACGTTTACATAAAGGCATATAAGCAAATAACAGGAGGTATGACTAAATGAAATTTAATGGGATAACTAAAAAAGGTAGAGAATACTTAGCTAAAATACAAGCAGAGAACAAGCCTATTAACTTTTCTAAGATTAAAATAGGTGATGGTAGACTAGATAACTATGATAACCCAGCAGAACTAGAGCACTTAATCAATCAAAAAGTTGACAAGGGAATTCTGACTTTAAACCAGGAACATGACACAGTTATTTTGACAACAAACATAGATAATGTAAGTCTTAGAACTGGATACTACCCAAGAGAAATAGGAGTGTTTGTCAATGATAACGGGCAAGAGATAATGTACTATTACATGAATGATGGAGATGAAACTTCTTGGATACCACCAGAGACAGATGGTCCATTTAAGATAGAACTAAAACTTAATCTTATAGCATCTAATGCTCAATCTATAATAGTGCAAGGCTCTGGAAATGAACTGTACATTACAAAAGAATTCTTAGAAGCTAACTACACTCAAAAAGGCGGATACACGGGAACGGCTCAAGAAATTGATGATAGAGTAGTCTCTGCACTTGGAAAAGAAGATGGAAAATTCCCATTAACAGAAGCAGTAAAAGGGAATGTTTACTATTTCCCAGGAAACAAGAAATTCTACATTTGTAAAGAAGCTCAAAACAGAAGAGTAAGTGTTCCAGATGGGAACTTTGAAGAACTATCAATATGGGAAAATCGTAAGAGATTGGAAAATCTATCAACATTTAAAGTTCAAGAATTATATTCAACTCCAACCGGGATAAAATTTACTGTATTTCAGTGTGGTAATTTAATTCTTGTTGCTGCTTATACATACAATACAGAAAAAATAGTTTATGGAGTTCCATATAGATGTAATTTAGCTTACGATTGTTACAACACAGCATCAGCTATAACAGGTAATAATGGAAGTAGTGGACATTTTACATTAAAAAATAATATTTTAGAAGTTAATTCTACAAACAGAGATCTACTTCTTACTAATACTTTTATGGGGCAATTAGTAACTTTTTTAAAGTAAAATTTAAATTCTAGCAATAATTAAATAAGAAATAACACCTTTTCCCCCAAATGAGTTAGATCCTTTTACAGCTAGAGTATTATTATTTATCAATCTAGCTTGAAATGAACTTATGATATTGCCTGTGTCTGTATCCATTGATGAAACAATAACATTTGCATTTTGCCAATTTTTAACTGCTACAGATATTTCAAAATTTTGAACAGATGAAGTTCCATACTTATATTCAAATGAACCATAAATAATTTGTCTATTTGCTATTTCGAACCAACCTTGATTGTGAGAATTAAAGTTATCAAATTTGATTAAATTTTCCATTAATTTAAGA